CAACACTTACTACAAGTGTGCGTTGATGTACTCTCCCGACAGTCAACGTGCGACCCATGTGTGTGCTAATGCCGCCGCACATGGGGTTCATTATCATCAGCAAATGGAGAAGTTACATGAGTAAGAATGCAATTCAATGCGTTGATAGAATGCATGATGGCAAGACCACAATCTATAAATACAAAGGCTATACTGTAGCATGTCAGCACCACCGTAAGGCGATGCCGTATAATCTTATGCTAATGCTGCGCACGTTTGTGTGTATTATCCCAATGGTCAATAATGAGTTTGACCTAAGCGGTGCATGTGAGTATCCAACCACATCACACGCAGAATCTCTACGTGAATACTTTCGCACTAATGATCCTGTTGAATACCTTGTTTAAGGAAACATTACAATGTCACTAGAGAAGCAGCTAACTCTAGCACTACATGCTACACACCCTGTATGGGTGTGTAATGTAGAGAAGAAATTCTCAGCTAAACAAGTTAAAGTATTTGCTACAGATAAACGCTTTGATTGGACTACTGGTAATCCACGTGCTACATATGCGTTCACTGCTGATCAATTATTGGAGAAAGATATTGTCGGAATCTACGCCACAAGGAAACGTGATACCATTGAAGATAAATCCTAAGGTAATCACAGGCAGCAAGCGTAACGTATCATATCGTATTACATACAGTCCCACACAAGCTAGACTTGGTGAGCCTGCGTGGGAATGGGAAGTAACTGTAAATCTACAGCCACAAGTGTTTCGTGGTGCGGCATACACGCAGAACGATGCAACAATAGAGGTGCAATCATACATGAAATCAATGACACTGTAACTGGTGATACACCATTTGCACGTAGATTGTACATCGAGTTAACTCCCGATGAACAAGCAGCATTTGTAGAGAGCATTAGAAAACGTAGGCTAGTCAGTGTTACTAACTATCAGAATGCGATTGCAATTAAGCAACGTGTGAAGGATGAACGCACACTAGCTACGCTAGATAAAGAGTCTAACATGATGGAGAAAGAGTTAGCTGCACTAGACAAAGCCTTAGATAAGGTAGAGAAACGTGCAGTTAAGATTGCTGCCATCAGTTTAATTATTGAGTCAATGAAGGAACATGAAGATGAATGATCGTGACATTAGAGAATTGCGTGGTTCAATTGATCCACGGTTAGGTAAGATTTTAATCTCACTCAATGGAGATATCAAAGCACTGCGGCAACATGTGGCCAGTCTTACTACATTGCTAAATCAATTAGCTGATGTGATGGGCAAGCAGCAAATTGTTATGGAGAAATTTAAGCCGCTAATGCAACGTGCTAAGCAAATGGGCATTGATATTGGTAGTGATCCCAATGTCACTGGTGAGATTGATACCGAATGAAAAAGTGGGCATCTGTAGGTATGGAGTTAGCAACACCTGCTGACATGCATCTACAAACATTTGATTACACTAAGTTAAGTGCAATCAATATGTGTCCTACATGGGGCATCATTAGATACACAAAGCATAAGGCTATGCCGGGTAGTGGTAGAAGCATGGCACTAGAAGCTGGTAGTGCAATGCACGAATGCTTTGGTGTGGTGCGGCTGATACAACTTGGTTATGTGCAGAAGCACATGGACCATATGAATTACCAAGGAGTAAAACAGTTTGGTAAAGATCGTTGGGATACTATCGCACAAGCTGCATCACATGCCGCCGATGTGGACATTGCCATACGAAATGCCGCATTGGAATGTCTATCTACTGCTGGCTACGTAGATGATCCGTTTGATCGTCGCCGTACTTATGCTAACTTAGAAACATCATTGCTGTACTACACGCAACGATGGGACTATGAACGCTACCCTGTATGGGTAACTGATGCTGCTGATCCAACATCATTTGTTGGTGTTGAAACTCCATTTGCTGTTAAGATTACTGCGTATGCAGATGAAGCTAAGTCAGAGATCGTCACACAGTTTCTATATACAGGGCGCATTGACGGATTGCATGTAGATAAGAGTTACGAGTTACTCATACAAGAGAATAAGACTGCATCACGCATTGACGATGCATGGCGTATGTCATTTAACATGAGTCACCAAGTAACTGGTTATGCGGTAGCAGCATCACTGTTTGCAATGCGTGATGTATCACGTGGGTTAGTGATTGGATTAACTATTCCATTACCACGCACACTAAGCGATGGTCTTGCTATCGAGTTTGTTCGACGTGAAGATTTTATGAAAGCACGTTGGTTAGAGTGGGTAGAGTACACAATCGGTATCCATGAACAATACAAGGATGATCCTCTCAATGCTCCAAAACATACGCACAGTTGTAACAGATACTTTCGTCCGTGTAGCTACATTCCTCTTTGTGCTAGTGATAAAGTTGAGCAACAAGATTACTATGCGATGATGGTGTCAGAAGAATGGTCGCCATTACATGAGAAGGCAGGTGACTAATGCAATTAGGAAACATTGAAGTGCAGTCAACGGCAACACGCCGTGAGACTTTAATCATGTTACTATGGGGTAAGCCTGGGTGTGGTAAGACTGTGCTTGCAGCTACAGCACCGGGACGTAAACTGTGGTTACAGTTTGATCCTGCTGGCACTGCATCACTGGTGCGTACAGATGATATTCTTGTTGCTGATTTCTCAGGATACAAACCTGCGCAGTTAGGTAACTTCAAACAAGGTGGCATCATTGAACGTGACTTAATGAAGCTGATTGAGGAAAGCAACATTGACACTGTTGTTGTTGACAGTCTAACTTCATTCGGACAACTCGCACTTAACTATGCAATCATGTCCGGCACAGGCAATCGTGGAACATTCAAAGCTACCATCGAACAACCTGGGCAAACTGGTTACGGTGTGCGTAGTGCATTGATACTTGACTTCTGCACCATGGTCATACGTGTATGCTCAGACTTGAAGAAGCATTGCATCTTCACTGCGCATGACAATGATAACATGGCCGATGATGGATCAGTGAAGGAGATTACAATCGCACTTGGTGGGCAAGGCAAGACTGCATTGCCCGCTAAGATTAGTGAGATCTGGCACATAGAAGATACAGGTAAACAACGCCTTATCTATGTGCGAGCACATGGTCTTAAACGTCCAATGCGTACACGCATGTTTGCTATTGGAGATAAGACTAACTTTGCATTACAATACAACCAAGAGAAGGAACAAGGTGATGGCATTAAAGAATGGTATCAAACGTGGCAGACCCAAGGGTTCAACAAAATTGAATTGCCCAGGAATTAACCACGCTATTCCAAGTACACCACAACCTGATGATCCGTATGTGTTTGTTGACAAAGCATTGTGTGAACATGAAAACAAAACCATGGACGCACTTCGCAAAGGAATGGAGCATCTTGAGAATGCACATCGTGCATTCGATGAGGCATGTACATATGCAGGTAGGCATGTAGATTTGCTGCCTGAGTCTATGGCAGCACAGACAATGCACACCGCTGTTCATCGTGTCATGTATGTGACACGTCGTGAAGTGAATGAATACCTGCGAGCAGCTAGGCCGCAACCTAAAGCGGAAGTGCCATGCTCGACGGGTAACTATATCTAGTAGGGCAAGGCCCCACAGATCACTAGCCCTGGTGGATTGACAGGGCATGGTGTATAAGCTATACAGTCCGACACTACATAACAAACCATGGAGATTAGTATGTCTGAATTAGGTTCTATCTATCAGTTTCAATCTGATATTTCCACTGCCGAAGTGCCGCAGCCCTTACCGCCTGGTGAGTATCAAGGTTCTGTTATTCATGCAGAATTGGCTGTGAGTAAGAGTAGTGGTAAGCCGATGCTTGTTACGCAGTACCGTGTATCTAGCGATCAATTCCCTGCCGATTACACAGAAGGTAATCCAGAGGGTGAAACCTTCCGTGTTTATACATCACTCGAAGAAACTCCGCGTGGTAAATTCATGATTAAGAAGTTCATGGAAATGCACGGTGTTGCTCCGAGTAATCGTTTGAATGTTCCTGATTTCCTCGGTCAAGAGGTTATCTTGAATGTCACCCATGAGGACTATCAGGGGATGCCGCAAGGCCGCGCCGTTCCGGTACGTGCCGCCTGATTTTTCTTGTACCCTAGCGCGTTTTTCCTATTGACGCGCTAGGGGTTCTCTACTATATAGGAAACATCAACCAGCCCATAAGGGCTACAGCAAAGGACTAAACAAAATGGCTACTAAGAATGTCTCCGCCGCCGGCGAAAAGAAAGTTACCCGCCCCGTTGGCCCCAAGAGCCTGTTCTTGATCTTCAAGCCCGGCACTGATCCGGCGTTTGTGCAAGAAGTTTCTGCTTCCATCGGTGAAGTGACCATGAACGGTCGCGCGCTGATCCGTGCGCTCTCTGGCGGGCAAACTGCGCCATTCCTTACCTATAAGGTGGAAGCTGAAAAGCGTGGCGGTTCTAAGGAATAATCCTTAGATGTAATGCAATGTGCAAACATTCGCAGGGGTGTGACTAGCTTACACGCATTACAATTTTAGAATGGGAGTGTTATTCAGCACTCCCATTTTTTATCATTACAATGGTATCCTATAAATTACATAAGGTATCCTATGTCTAATGAATACAAAGTAACGCCACATGCAGGGCATGTGATGTTACAGATACCAATCCCATTACAATTAACTAGACGCCGTGGTGTAGAAAGTTTACATGCTAATGGCCGCGCCGTAGCAGTACGTATGCACGAAGATGATTTAGCACTATTACATAGCGAAGCAGATAAGCTAGGCATTACACGTGGAGAGTTAATGCGCTGGTTATGTGTGTACGGTGCGGCTGCATTACATAAACTTCGAACAGGAACAACGGTGGAGATTGTACCATGAGTACATCAATTAACATTACACTAGATCAGCTTGATGATAAGCAACGTCTAGCTGTAGAACGTGCGTTAGATATGTCTAAGCGCATTGTTGCTATTACAGGCGAAGCAGGTACAGGTAAGACAACGATCATTCGCTTTGTGTATCAAGCATTGTCCGATGCTGGATACAATCCTGTAATCGTAGCACCAACGGGCAAGGCTGCACGTAGGTTGAAAGAAGCAACAGGCTTTCCAGCAAAGACTGTGCATATGCTTCTTGAATATACAGCACCGCGTGATATCAATCCAAAGACAGGTAAGCCGTTTGGTGACTCGTACCCACGCCGCACACGTGCAGAACCGATTGAGCATGACATTGTATTAGCAGATGAATATGCAATGATCAATCAAGAATTGCATCGCAATCTTATTGATGCAATGCCGCCTGGGTGCAGGCTGATCGCAGTCGGTGATATTTCACAGCTACCACCGATTGAAACTAATCAGATCATTGCAGCTAAGCCTGCTGTATTTAAGGTTATGTTAGAGAAGTTTGATGGTATTCATTTAGATCGTGTGCATAGGCAGCAGGGTGACAGCGGCATCTTGTCCAATGCACAACGTATTCTAAACGGCACCGCACCAAAGAATCTACCTGACTTTGAATTGTGTGTAACAGATCAACCTGTTGATGCAGTAATGGAACGCTTGACTAAAGCGGATTTTACTGCATTGAATAACCAGATCATTACTCCTAGTAATGTGTCATGGATTGGTACGACAAAGTTAAATGCTGCATTGCAGATGGTGCTTATGCCCGGTGATCGGCCTACTATCCAGTTACCACGGCGCACTTACAATGGTAAGACATTGTTCCCACCATTGCATGTTGGTGTTGGAGATAAGGTTATCATTACCAAAAACCATTATGACTTAGAATGCAATGATGGTTCACGTGGTGTGTTCAATGGTGAAGTCGGTAAGGTGATTGAGATTACAGATATGAGTGAAGTCGTTGTTGACTTCGAGGATCGTATCGTATCTATTCCGCCAGCTATGCAGATTTCAATTGGCAACAAGATTGTTGTCATTGAACCACAGATGGATCTATTCTTAGCTTATGCTGTGACTACGCATAAAACACAAGGTAGTGAGTATCAGCATGTGATGTATGTGATTAACAAAGCAATTCATATCATGCTGAACAGAAAGAATATGTACACAGCAATCTCTCGTGCGCGTAGTGCTGTTACATTGATAACAGACATGCGAGCATTGAGTCTTTCAATCATGAACAAAGAACCAAAGGTGTTTTCAAAATGAGCAATGATCTTGATAAGCCGCAAGACGGTATGCCAACTGTGCGTTGGGATGATGATACAGGCGCTACATCGCCTGTGAGTCTAGACTTCAATACAGGCATTGGTGTCGGGCAACACAGCACAAGTGCTGAATTTCATCATCGCCAACAATCCAAAATAAATCGACATGTCACGCGCACCATGAACACGTTCCCAAAACCTTATGCACAAACAGAAGCAGAGCGCGTACAAGAAATCCTAAAACAACAAGAATACTTGAAGCGATTTGAGCAACAGAAACGTAACGTTTTGATTGAGAAGGTTGCTCTCGTCATGTTGCAGGGACTCATTGTTGCTGATCGTGGTTATTCACCAAAACACATTTGGCAAGATGCTGCTGATTTTGTCGCATCACGTCCAGAGGAGTTTGCACATGACTAAGAAAATGATCCTGTTCAATGGCCCACGACACAGCGGCAAAGATACTGCTGCTGATTACGTATGGTCAGAATACGCAAACACGATGCGGTTCAAGCTAAGTGGCCCAATCAAAGCCGCAATCGCTGCAATGTTTGAATTGACTTCAACACAGGTACATTACCTAGAGTCAATCAAGACAGAACCAACTGACCTACTCTTTGGCCGTAGCTATGTGGAAACCCAGATACATTTCAGTGAAATGTGGGCTAAAGAGTTTTTTGGTGTTCGTGTGTTTGGTAATCTAGCTGCGCGTAAGGTTTCACAATCTGCCAGTAACTTGTTTGTCTGTAGTGACAGTGGCTTTGATTATGAAACATTACCATTGCTAAAGCACATCGGCACATCAAACACACTACTGCTTAAGCTACGCCGCACAGGCAAATCATTCGATGGTGACAGCCGTAGTTACATTGACTTACCAGGTGTAACTACTATATGGCTAGACAATGATGGTT